CTAAGCAGGTAGCCTCATCAAAACCTGTCTTATTCGGACCGGCCAAAGCTTCACCACTTAATTTTAATAATACTCTCTTATACTTAGCCATAATTATCCTCATTTCTATGCAAAAAACTTATCAATATCCACATCAGTATAATCCAACGAGCAGGATCCGTCCAAAACAGCGCCCTGATTGATCTGCAAAGACTCTGCAATAACATCTCCCTTAACAACAGCGCCTTCCTCTAAGACAACCGCACCTTGCACGTCGATCGTTCCCTTCACAGCTCCGGCAATATACGCAGATGTTCCGGTAACATTTCCAATGATCACTGTTCCTTCACTGATCTGCACAGTTCCTTCGCTGTCCAAAGATCCTTCCAGTCGCTTCGTATTAACATAGATCTCTGCACCGGAAACATTACCTGTCACTGTACCATTGATCGCTACTTTACCACAGGAAGTAATGTCACCATTGATCGTACCCATTACATCAACAGCCCCGGCCGAATTAATACCGCCATTAACGGTGGTTCCCTGACTGATCACCGTCACTGTGTCATCAGACACTTCTCCGGGTGCATCCATATGTGCTGTCTTATTTTCCTTTACCTTATCCGTTTTCTTATTGTTTTTCTTATGATTTGATGCCGTCTTTTTCTCAGCTTCCTTCGCCGCAGACTCTTTTGCCACATCCTCAATATCTTCTATCTCACCTAAGAGTTTGCTCAAATCTTCATCCATTTCTCCATCAGAGGTCTTATCATCACTCTCTGAAACATCCTCACCATCCGAAAAAATCTGGCTTAACAGATCCTTATCCACATTATCATCTGCAATATCTGCATCGTCCGTCTTGTCCTCATCAAATAATGAACCTAGATCATCACCGATATCATCCAAATTCAAATCCTCCGGTAACGAAACATTCTCTGTCGTCTTTTCATCGTCATCCTTAAAGATTCCCATATTTTCCTCCATTTTGCGCATCGCTGCGCCCTTTATGCTGTAATACCTCATATACGGTCACCAAACTCCGTCTGATAACCATAGTCATACTTTTTAATTATATCATGAATTTACCGGTTCGTCTATAGTCTGCTTGACCCGTCAGCCCCTGCTCTATGCATCCACTGACTCCATTTGATACGAAATACTGCATATGCCCTGTCAAATACAATCCAAACCACCTCTGCCAAAAGTACCGCCGCCCGGAGTCCGAAGACTACTGGCTGTGGGCGAGAGCGTTTTTTGATGCTCCGATTTTTGATTTGCAGGCAATCGCCGCGCTGGTTCAGTGAGGGGGATGGCTGTGAATCTGAAAGAATTGTTCTGGAGCGGTGGCGGGATGGTTTTGGTGCTGCTCTCGCTCATTGAGGTTTCGCCCATCAAGATCAATCCGTGGAGCAGGCTTGCGAAAATCATCGGACACGCCCTGAATGCTGAAGTGCTGGAACAGCAGAAGCAGACCCAGAAAAAGCTGGAGGAGCATATCCAAGTTGATGATGAGCGCAATGCCAATCTTCTGCGTACCCAGATCCTGCGCTTCAATGACGAACTGATTGATGATAAGCACCACACGAGGGAGCATTTTATCGAGATTTTGGCCGTCATTGATGCCTATGAGGACTACTGCCGCAGTCACCCCGACTACAAAAACAACCGCTGCATCTGTGCGGTAGCGAATATCAAACGGGTGTACAATGAGCGGCTTCAAAAGCACGACTTCTCTTGAAGGAGGTTTTCTACATGAGAGTCATCGTCTATCAGGCCAGCGACACATCTGCCCTGAGCAAGAACTTCACCCGCAAGGACTTCAAGTGCCCCTGCGGGTGTACTCGCCAGATGGTCGATTCGGAGCTGGTCGAAAAACTTCAGGCCATCCGGGATAAGCTGGGCAAGGCCATCAAGGTGACCAGCGGATACCGTTGCATCACGCACAATGCCAGCAAAACCGTTGGCGGAAGCCCAAATTCCAAGCACCGCTATGGTATGGCGGCAGACTGGCGCATGGTGAACCGCAGCATCAATCCTGTGGCCTTGGGCATCATCGCCGCCCAGTATTTCAAGGCGGTGGGCATCTACTGGTATGACGGCTGCGCCATCGTACACACCGATACCCGCGATGCAAAGGCAACGTGGCTGTGCGATGCCCCGCGGCACTACCCCAGCACCACCTACCAGAAGTTCATTCTGCCGACCATCCGCCGGGGTTGCACCGGGGATGCAAACCGTGCAGCCACGAAGATGCTCCAGCGGCTGCTGGGGCTGACCCCGGACGGCATTTTCGGCGAGGGCACCGAGAACGCTCTGCTGAAAGCGCAGGAGGCGCACGGACTGGCCGTGGACGGCATCTGCGGCCCTGCCAGTTGGCGGGCAATTTCTGGGGCCAACAAGTATCTGTGACATAGGAGGAAACCATCATGGAAGCTATTCTGAGTTTTATTCCCGTGCCTGTCGCTGTCATTCTGATGGCGGCGGGTTTTATTTCGCTGGCAGTCGGCGGTATCCGGCTGGGCTACAAGGCTACTGTTAAGAATCTGGCGCTGGATCTGGTGAACCGGGCTGAAAAGTCCATTATGGGTTCGGGGCAGGGGGCGAAGAAGAAAAAGCAGGTCTTCGCCGCCCTCCGCGCCAAATGCCCGGCCATCATCCAGTGGGCAATCACGGATGAAGTGCTGGATGCGGTCATTGAGCGTGCTTTTGACGCTATGACCGCGGCGCTGAGTACCAAAAAGGCTTGACGGATATAAAAACGCCAGCTAAAATAGAACCACTTGAAAAGCTATGGCTTTTGTAGAGAGTGGCATATCTTGAAAAAGATGTTCCACTCTTGATTTTTACATTTCGCCGCCCCGGCGGCATACAAAATCCCCCTGCATTGACTTCATCGGCCAGTGCAGGGGGATTTTTTTGTTTGTAAACTACCAAATGTCGCCGTCATCGGCTTCCTCATCTGGGGTGAGGGCTTCCAGCATATCCGCATCCAACTTACCCAAATCAAGGGAAATGCGCTTGCCGGTATAATAGCCGATCACAGTCAAAACCGTGCCATTGAAATTATATTGTTTGCTTCCGCGCAGGATGCGGAGAGCCTGCTCCAAATCATTCATATAGTAAACCTCATCCTATTTTGGTAATGTAAAAGCGGGTGGATCCTTTTGTCCAAGGGTTGTGCTTGTCTTCTTCCTCGAAGCGCTTCTTCATGGAAAGCGCCTGTTCTTCTGTGCAGGTTCCGCCAACGATTTTGTCATAGCTGTTTTTCACATAGTATTTGACACCGACGGCGGCGCCGTGCTGAAGCGCTTGCTCAAGCGTAAGCATTCAGTTCATACCTCCCATCAATCACCGAACATCCGGCGCTCAGCGGCTTCCTGGCGCTCTTTTTCAATCATGGCGGCAATCCGGGACTTCTCTTTGGTGCTGAACCCCCAAGCCTTTTCGCAGGGGATGGCAACAATGAAGCCGTCCTCATGGATGCCGTATTCATTGAAATTTTCGTCAACGTACCGCTTGCAGTTGTGCGGCCGGTCGTTGAAGTCGTATTCGACCTCATCAGGAATGCGGGTCAGCTTGCCCTTGATGGGAAAATTGTTCAGCTTTGCAAACTCTCGGATGGTCATGGCGCTTCTCCTTACTCAATCGCTTCTTCAATGCTGCTGGTGGCATCTTCCAGACTGCTTACCGCATCGGACAGGCTTTCACAGATTTCCTCGGTACGCTCGTACCGCTCGCCGCTCTGGAAGTTTTCAGGGATGTTGTCCCGGTATTCTTCTTCCTCGGTCTGGATTTCCTCAAGCTGCATCTGGAGGGTTTCAAGCTGGTCAACGATGGCCTGCAGGGCCTTTCTGCGCTCTCTGTTCATATATATTCTCCTTGATTTTTCATCGGTGGGTGGTTATAATTAAAAAGCGAGGGCGGCGGCTCCTACCCGCCGCCCTGCTCTTACGGATTACTTGTTATCCGTGGGGGTCTCGTTGCTCTGAATGATTCTGTTGGGTTTAATCGTGATCGTTATCCGCTCTGCAAGATCGGGATGTTCGACCAAGATTTCCAGCAGCTCTTTCAGAGCTTTTACTTTTTCATCCATCGGTCTGTTCTCCTTTCCGGTGAGCTTCCCGCTCCTCCTGACACCTATATTATACATCTTTTTGATTTACTTGTCAATGAAAAAGATAAACTTTTTTGATTTCATTGCAAATATTTTTGGTTGACAAATAGCTCAAAAAGATGTATTCTTATAATCAACAAGGAGGTGTTGACATTATGAGTGTTTCGGATGTTATCAAGGGTCTCTTGGCAATGTCAGGAAAGAAACAGGCCGAACTGACAAGCGTTTTGGGAATGAGCAGCAATCAGGCTGTAAATAATAAAATTAGGAAAAATAGCTGGTTTGCCAGTGATCTTCTCAAAGTGGCAGAATTATGCGGATGTAAGCTGGCTTTTGTGATGCCGGACGGTCAGTGCATATATCTCAGCGATGATGAACAGGAAAAATAAAAGGAACAGCCGCCAGCAAACATCGTAATGCTGGCGGCTGTTCCTTTAGTCAGAGGGTAGTTGTTTGACCTGAGAAGCGCCGAAGAATGATGCCCTGTAGGTTTGGCCGTCCCCCTTGCTGCTGTGGATAAGCACCGCCTGAAACAGAGCCTTTGCGCCATGCTCCACCATGTACCCGGCGGCTTTCCATCCTGCCCATGTGTTCACAGGCTCGGCCACCCCGGCGGCCTGCTGGGCTTCCTCGATGCGCTGGGCGTTGATCGGGGCGGCCTTTGCGCTGTTCCATGCCCGGTGCAGAGCTTCGGCAAAACTGCCCACGCCCTTGCGATACAGCTTCCATGCCTTGCACATGATGGCGGACAGATCAAACTTTTTCATAATGCCCTCTCTTTCTTTGGCTGAAAAGATAAAATAAAAAGCAGCAGGGGAGTGGGTTACTGACTTAGCATGCGCTCACGACTTACTGCGCTCCCGGCTCTTACTTCGCCCCTTGCCTTCCGGTCGTACTCCCTTGCTGTGATTATAGTATCCTCCATCTTTAAGAAAAAGACAACAGCAAAAACATGAAAATATAAATAAAATAAATTTATTTATCGCCCTGCTGGATGTATTGAGATTGAAGCGGAATTGCGGATTGTATATTTGGATGAGGAAGATTTTGGGCAAAAAAAGTCCCCAGACACCGAAGTGTCCGGGGAAAGGGGATAACTTACTTGTCGGACGTTATGGATCTGCACCGTGGCGTTGCAAGCCTGCTTCGGGTCAAATCATCCAAATCTTCTTCTTGAACCAGAAGATCGGAGATTTTGCAGTCCAAGGCTTTGCAAATCAAATCAAGCTGTTCCAAAGATACCCGGTCGGTCATCTCATGGTAAAGATCATTGATTGTGTTTCGCCGGATTCCAGTTGCGTCTGCAAGTTGCTTCTGAGTCCATCGCTTTTCGCCTAAGCGGACGGACAACAAAATCCTTAACATCAGCCATATCTCCTTTGCGGAGAGTGTAGCATAAAAGGATAATCTATATCAGCAAAATGATATTTGGTATCGTATTTTGATATTTTCGATTTGAGGGCGAGTGTGACTACCGATTGACTACCACGGTGCTTTTTCGTATTTGC